GTGCAATCAGTGTACTGATACCCAGTAAAGTTAGTTTAATTTTCATGGTGACTCCACTATATCTATTATGGTTTCGTTCTCTGTTACTTCGTCTCCCCATTCATAGTATAGGGTATAGGACAAGTGCTTAGCTGAATCATCGACTAAGACTCCAGCTTTTACGAGTCCGTCTATACTTCCTTTCATGGCTCCAAGAAGATTATCTATATCTCTGGTACGTTTATCCTTGGCACGCCACGTTATGGTGATGTGAGCATGCTCCATTGGCGTATCAGGTCTGCCCTGTTCCAGTACATAGGCAAGCATCTCTTCGTGTTGCTCTCTACGTACCTTGGAACGGGCATAATAATGTGTGTTGTTATTCGGGTTTGCCTCACGAGGTGGCAGGTGCGGTAATACTATTCGCATCCACCGCACTTAACAGGTGAGCCGTCAGGACAACCACCCTCATCAAAGATGCAACCCTCGTAGTCGTACAGGTTACGCAGTAATCTTTCCATCTCACCCCACTTGTGGAGTAGCTGAAGCATCTTGTGTTCCAGCTTGGTGTTCTGGTTTATCGGGTTATCATTCCTGTCCCAGAGGTGAGGGTCTACAGCTAAGAACCAGTCAATACCCTTGCGGAGCCTGTCCTTGAGGTCGTGAACTTCTTTGTCTATATGGTTATACGCAGTGTTAAGAGCGTCTATAACTTCCTGTTTGTTGTCTATAATCTTCTGTACTAATTCAGACTCAGACTCAGGTCCCCGTATCTTCAGGGCACCCTCTTCCGAGGTGAGTGTAAGTCCTGCATCGTATGCTGTTTCCAGCAGTTTAACTATCTGGTCACTTACGTTGTCCATTCTTTTTGCTCCTGTGCTAATCCAACGGTACTATCGTTTATATCTAGCTTGAGTAAATTAGAATTTTGTACAGCCAGTTCAATGGCATCTGATGCGACATCGTTATCTTTAATACTAGACACCCTTTTTCTAAGGTCTTCTAGTTCCATAGTCCCGTGTGCTTTTATTAATTGGTGGCAGATAGTGGTTAAAGTTTCTCCCCGTAGTAAGTTGCCACTCTCATCACCTAAACCTAACGTGTCGAATTTTACTACATCTAGTTGTTTTTCGTAATCATCCTCCAAGCTGTTGTATTTATCTACCATATCAAAGTTAATCGTAAACCCCCTAGGACCTATGGTCCCAAAGTCGTTTGCCTTCCTGTGGTGCATGACAACTTTCAATTCACCTGTGTCACTTTCCTGCATCTTGGTAACCTCAAACATCTGACGGGCACGAGCCTGTTTAAAGGAAGAACCGTATATCTGGTACTTACCCGTGGTGTCTCCTGCCTTGTTAGCGTGGTCTATCGAGACACTGGTTACTTCCAGTATGCGGAGTGCATCAAAGTATTCCTCTACAGCATCAGGGTCACTGCTCTTGCCACCGAGTGCAGGGTTAACGCTGTCTATTACCACGTAGGTTATGTCGTTATCGACAACCACTCTCGATATAGCCTCTATGCTATTAGCCAGAGTACCTGCCATTCTCTTGTACCAGATACCAGAGGTTTCAGGGTTGCCTACACCAAGCCCTTTCTGCAGGGCGAACAGCCTCTGTTTAAATACGTTCTGTTCTTCTTCCCAGTCCAGATACAGGACGTTTCCTTTCGGTGCCCGTAGACCCAAGGCACTCATGCCACGGTCAACGAGTACGGACGTAAGCAAAGCTAGGTAGGATTTACCGGAACCTCCGGGTGCCCATACCAGATTGGCTACACCCTTGGTGAAGAACGGGTAGAGTGCATAACTGCGTGGGTCATGCACATCAAGTTCAGTCATCTGTTCAGCCGGTATACCCTCTCTGTGTTTATCCATGATTGCACTAAAGGCATCGTTGATAATGTTGCCCCACATAATATAGGGATAATCCATAGTGGCTTCAGCCAGTGTACCTATCAGAGTTTTCTTTACGTTGGGGTTTAACATGTCTGCGTTACTACGACTAAGCTCTACCTCTCTGTAGGTATTGTTCATAGACAGTTCAGCTTCTACTGTCAGTTCAGTTGTAAACTTCTCTCCTCCATCACGTAACCTTTCCGCTCTCAGGGATACCCGTTGGCTGGGGAACTTAACATCTATGATTGTTCCCCTCTTTGTTATCTCTAAATCAGTCATACTTATACCTTCTCCTACTGGTACTACTGTTGGGAGCAGGTTGCGGTGGGGCACTCTGCTCTGTAATTTCTTCTAGGAAACGAATCAAGTCCCGTGTCTTAACAAACACACGGTTAGATTCTTCCATTGCCTTATCCAGAATGAGAAGAGTTTTTTTGTGTTCCTCATGCTCAACCTGATACGCTACTTTCCAATCGACTTCATCCATACTCACCTCCAAAGTGAGAGCAGTTTCCCGTCTTGCTCAGGACATTGGCTACACCTGCTGTAACTTCAACCGTTAAAGTTCACAGGAGTATCGGAGTAAAAGGAGAGCCTGATAGGTATACGTAACTTATTCTTTCTAAGCTACACCCCCCAGAACACAGGCATTCATTATTGAGTACAACCAGTACTGTCTAGGTTACATGAACGGTTTATTCTCCTCGTAGCCGTAGGTTTCTTTTTCTAAATTCTCTGTTTACTGAAAGAATTCTGTGTCTTTCCGCACAGTTTAACTTGTCTCTTACCCTACGGAAGATAGCAATATATATATCTGCTTCGTGCTTTTCTTCCCTGAGTTGTTGGTCACTTAGCTTCTCAGGTTTATCCTTGTATACAAAATGAAACCTTCCGTCACCTTTAGCCACGTTTACTTGACCACTTAGAACGACCTGCTTGCCACTGCCGTAGCTTACAGACGTAAAGAAATACCTGTTGTTGGCTGAACGTATGTCTAACTTCTCTGACTTTTATGTCTGTCCCCTCCTCCTTGGGTAGGTACAACGCAATCGCCCTTACATTGGACGCTGCTGACGCATCAAGGAATTTACCTATACCGCAATACGACAGTGCCAGTGAGTATGCAGATAACTGCAGTGCGTGATTCATGTGTTGTTTACCAGTCTTGTAGTCCACAATAACTGGAACCCCATCATCATCTATTGCTATCAGGTCTACCTTACCGGCAAACGAGATTGGTGCGTTGCTACTGGACTCGTCATGGTAATACAAACCCTGTTCAGATGCTATGGGGTGCAAGCCTGAGTTTTCCATCCATTCATACCAAGCGTCTATCGCTGGTTGGTGTTCCTCCTCTACAACAATACGTATACCCATCTGGTCAGAGTTATATATACTTTCCAGTATGGCGTGAACTCTTATTCCAAAACTGGCAGACTCTTCCATCTTAACCGTAGACATTCCTGATGCTTCCATCAGTATGTCTTCGTACTCTTCAACTGTAGTACCACCTTGTAACCTAGGGTACTGTGTCTTCATATGCTCTATAGCCTGTATTAACGGTAGCCGTGTATAGAAACCATCACCTTTATGTATAACGCTGTCTATCAAGCCCGTGACCCTAGGCAAAACGAACGGATGCCCGTCACCTTTCCCGTCTACTATCTCTTCAGGTACTCGCTCGTCACCTTTAACGATGTAACCAGTACCTTCTTCGTTAAGCAGTACGTTAACTGATTGACTCCAGTTATCGAACCGCTCCTTTACTGCCTCAATTTCTTTACTATCAACCAATTTTTTCCTCTCTTTTTCTAGTGACCCCGAACCCTTTGTTGACTCCAAGCCAGTGCCCACTGCACTGTCTGGAACAGAAGTTTAGACTGGGGTCTTGAACGTGTTTCTTATTTTGTTTCCATGAAGCTATCTCTTGGGGGGTAGACTTCACAGTTTTCTTACCGCAACCAGAACAGAAGAAGACTACAGGTTTAGCCTTAGCACATTCACGACACATTTTAGAACTGTTCCTGTATGCCGTTTTACTTCCGCTCTTTTCTTTACCGCACTCTATGCAGTACGCTTGAAAGCGACCTCCACGCTGTATCCTTTCGATAGGTTCTATGTCTGGATTCCTGTTAGCCTCCGCAATTATTTGTCTGACACGCTCTCGTGTTAAACCAATTGCGTCACCGATAATCTGCAGGGTTGCGTAGGGATTCCTGTCTACTATGTGCTTGATAGCTACATAGTTTTTCCATGTTGTTTTACTGAGTTTTTTTTGTTGGGTATAAAAAACCATACCCCCTCCTGCTAATTGCATTTGCTCCACCCACAGTCAATGCAGGTAAAACATCTGCCTTCAAATATAATATTTTTTCCTTCACATACAGGGCACATTACACATTGCTCCTTACTCGCTTACTAAATATAGGTATTCCAAATATTTTGTACTCATACTCTTTAGTCTGGTATACCTTTGGCTTACTCTCGGTATACTGGTTTCGTATTCCTCCTACACCAAATTGGTTTCGCCTTATTTCGTAGAACCTAGCTAAAAAAGAGCTTCTTTTTTGAACACCCAATTTCCAGCTTGGGTCACTCGCTACTTCAAGATACTTTCTGTAGGCTTCTGGACCATTTATATCTACATCTCCAGCATACTGGATTAATAATTCCTGTAGTTTGGGGTGTCGCCTGTTTCTTCTTCGTCTAAATGTAGTCATCACTTTCCTCCAAATAGTGATAGTTGTTCTGCCTGTTCACCAGTGTTCCAATACTTTAGTACCAGTACCAGCTGGTTGTTGAACCCACGGTTAAGTGGGAATGCGTTGTCCATAAAGTCAGAGAACAGGACACGGTACGTAGCACCAGTATCTCCACACGTAATACGTATGCGTCTGGCACCTGCACCGTGTGCCTGTTGTATAACCGTTGAATCGAATGCCCAACCCTCTGGTCTGCGTAACTTATGCTTGGACTCCTGCCTGTTGGCAATCATAATATCGTCTACGACATGAGCCACTACGACTCCATCGTCAGTACGCAGTTCCATATTTACTTAACCCCCTATACAAACGGGTCTTCGTTAAGTAAATCCTCCGCATCCCCTTCATCAAATTCACTGTAGACCTTGCCTGTTACTACGTATTCCAAGAGCATCTCGGACATCTCTTCCGCTATGGCTACAAAGTTACTGGTTACGTAGCCTTTGTCCTTGGATACAGTGTGAGCCACCATAGGTACCACCATCCAAGACGCACACTTGAGTGTTGCCTGACGCATGATACGCATCTGGTTCTGGTCTATTCCTGCAAAGATATCATGCTTTGATTTAGCTACAATCAAAGCACCAGTCTCCATAGGGGTTAGTTCTCTTTCAGCTACAGCCGGAGCCTGTGGTACAGGAGCTGATGGTTGCTGAGGTGCAACGGGAGCCTGATTGGGGTTTTCCCACTGGCTAACGAAATGCTTAAACATATACTCGGTAGGGTTCGGTTCGTTGTTGTGTTTATTCAGCAAGCTACCACGCTTAACCAAGGCGTTGTATGTTCCCACGTTAAACGGAGCAGGGCAGTTCTCTCTGTATGTGTAGATATTTACAGGGTACTGGCTCCACGAAAATCTACAGGACAATTTGTACTGTGGGTTACCGTTGTGGTCTGTGATGGGTTCACCTTGATACTCAGTCTGAATATCTATAACCTCTACCGCTTCCCATCGTTCTTCTGTTGGTAATTGAGTTACCATAATTCAACCTCCAATTTGCTTATTAGGATTACTAATAAGATTATGTTTGCCATAGCTAAAATAGCTACGGTTATCGAGAATCTCCAAACCAGTTGATGACATTTTTTTTCCAGTCTCCTGCTACGGTTGGACAGGTAGTCATACTGGTTTAATAGATACTGAACATTAGCTTCTAGCTTACTGTTAACAGTCACTGTTGTATTACTTAGTTAACAGTTAACTGTTTACAGATACTAGTTTCTGTGTAGTCCGTTAACAGATTATAGCAGGTAGACAGAGTCTTGTCAAGCTGTCTCGACATAGTTGTCAACTGCTCCTGCTACTATTGATTCTAAGTCTGCCATCCAGATGCCATCGTTTATCAGGTCTAGAAACATACCGCTTAGGTTTGCATCTAAGTCCTCGGTGAGGAAGTTTTCTACGTTGTGAAACCTATCCATGATGTACTCCATCAAAGTGTCAGCCCTCATGTATATTGGTGCAGGGCTACCGTCTACTAACTCCTCGGCATCATTGGCTATGTCATACAGAGCCTGTTGAGATGACGGCTCGTTATTTAACCACAGATTGACGAGCCATGTCTGCCTGTTTTTCCAACCGTTATATTCTTCGCACATTAGCTAACCTCCTTTAGGCACTTGCTACTACAAAAGAGCAGAGCAAATACGTTTTCAAAGTCATTCATATCTCGTTGTAATATTGTGCCTTTGTGTTCCCTACATCTAGTACATATCACAGCTTTCCCGTTTGGGTAATGTCCTAGGATTCCATCGCATCCTTCTGTTTTACAGTCAGTCATTTATTCCCACTCCTCGTGGCTTATGATTAATATATCTCCGACTACAGGGTAGTCAATTACTTCTGTGACAGTGAAGTTTATGTCCTTGCCTTTCAGCAATCCTTCCTCGTCACACAGGTACACGCTGTCGGGGTGTATCCGTTGTGGAACTACTTCTATAAGACCTCCTACTAATGTTTGCAGTTCCTTCAATGTAAATACCTCACCGTTCCTAGGTGTTATTACTTTCTCTACACCTTCCGTTGTTACTAAACGTGCCATCAGTATTCCTCCCCGTAGTATCCATAGTCCTCGTCCGTTCCATGACCTGCTGATGCGAGAGCGTCCGCATCGTCATACATATCGTCCGTGTACTGTACTGGCTCCTGATGTAGGAGTTCTATGTCAGACACGGACACTATGTCAGGGAAGTGGGACGGGTCGTCTATGAAATCGCACTGGATACACCTGTGCATACTCTCGTCTGTATACACAAGCAATACGAAACCGCACTTGCCACAGGTCACCACGTTGCGACCCGTCTCCTGTATCTCCTGTAAAATTCGTAGCTGTTCTCTCATCAGTTAACCTCCTTGCTATCTATTCCTGACCAAGCATTAAACTCTTCGGTTGAACCGTTGTACCACCGCTCTATCTTTCCTGCTCCATCTACCCTTGCTATCCCAGTCATTTCCCAGTCTTCCAATACATCTTTCATTTCATTCCAATCATCCTCAGAATAAAATTCTATGTTCAACCTGTAGGTTGTTACTCTTGTACTCATCAGTTAACCTCCCTACTATCTATGTCTACTCGTGTACCAAACCCAGAGTCTGCACCATCCCATCCCTCTATGTTTCCATACTCCCACTCTTCTAATATCTCACGCATCTCGTTCCAGTCGTGTTCGGATTCAAACTCTATATTCAATTTGTAGATTGTTACTGTCTCACTCATCAGTTAACCTCCTGTTCTGCCATATTTACCAGAGCGTTTACAAACCTCTGGACATCCTTTAATTTTTCAATATCTTTCTCGGCAAGCGTGAGTACCTTGTTGTACGCTTGCTTGCCCAGTGCCCCGTTAGCCCTGACCCCCCATATCATGGCTCTCATGTCGGGGCTTATCTCTACCTTGATTGGTTCTAGTTGTTTACCTTCCATCAGTTACTCTCCTTTATGTCTAACTCTACGACTGTATTGCTAACGTCTATTGTTCCTGTTGCCTGTATAAATACCCCCTGTTTCCTCATATCTTCCAACGAGATGATGCCACTCATGTAATCCCTTCCTCCTGTCTTGTAAATAGCTACGCTAAATATGTCAGACTCAGGGTCTATTTCCAGCACAACTTTTCGTTCCTTGTAATCCCTATCTATAAATTCAAAAGCCATCAGTTACTCCTTTTGTAGCAGATGTATTCATCTATCTCGTTAATTGTTAGGTGCATATGTGGACTCGCTACATCTGGGAACGTATCGCATAGTTCCTCAAAGTTCTTCAGCACCCACTCAAATGTATGCTTGTCCCCTGCATCAAAGGGGTAGTCCTTGCCGTACATATCTACCCCCCTGTCGTCCCGTGTCCATTCGTAATCAGCCATTAGTACCTCCTAATGTTTTATCCATCCAAACTGTTTAGCTAACGGGTTACTGTCTACTGTTTCGTATTGTTTCCAACCCGTTCGCAATCTCAGTAATTGCCTATCACTGATAGGCTTATCAAATTTTTCTGCTAGTTCATCTAGTATTTTTTTTGACTTCCACCCTTGATAGTGCCGTGCCAGTAT